GTTCGGGTTAAAGCTGTGATATTCAATCTGCTTAACCTTGAGGGCATAGAGTTTGTATTCTTGTAGTGTCATACGTGCAGTATTCCGATTTTTAGTTATTACTCAAATACCAGAGAAATAAACCAATTGTGAATTGAAGTGCTAGTAATCCACCTGACCACAAATGTATTTTGGTTTCGACGTCTTTGAGTCGTGCGTTTTGATTTTCGTGCAAGTCGTCTATCGCTGTTTTGTAGAGAGACACGTATGAACTTTTAACATCCAATTTATTATTCTCAAGTAGTGTTATGCGCTGTGTCGTCCCATCAGATAGCTCTTTAATGTCAGTCTTAATTCCTACAACTAAAACCTTTAGCTCGATTAAAGAATCATGATCTGAGGTGCTATCGTTCGATCTTTCTTTGATGAAATTGCTTTCATTGGTTCTTACTCTAACCGCTTCAGCAGCAGCTTGAGCCACCACACGAGTCGCACTGGCAGCAGCATCAGCTATTGTCTTGAGAGCTTCTTTCACAGCTTCGCTGATTTGTGTGTCAGTTGGCATAGTGTGTCCTCACCTTTAGTGTTACAGCAATAACGTTGTTCATATCTGGTGGAGGTAGCCTGTCGTTGCTAAAAATCGTACTGAAGCAACTTAAAAAACAGTCCTTTCCCATTCACATTTGTAAACGCGCCCTGATAAAAAGACTTATAGACTGAGACTGTTGCACTAGCTGCCCCAAGTTGGAGATGACCAGGCTGTGCAACGTTTGCACCGTTGTCACCAACAAAACAGGGAATTGCTGAAGCAGCCGATAGGGAGGCCACGGGAACGGTGAAGGTCAATGTTGTTGCGTTCGATGTTCCCCCAGAAGCATCGGTGAAGTACACCGACACTATATTTCCCTCGATTGAATATTTGAACGTTCCTGTAGGATTGGCACTAAATCCCCCCCAAGTAGTTGTCCAATTAAACGTACCAGGATAGCCTTGAGGGCTATTTTGATACGAGTAAAACGGGAGAGTGATGGCAGCGTTTGCAATTGTGTGATCTGTGTTTACGGCAATGGTCACTGTGGTGTTTGTGGAAAAAGAAGATGATACAACAACGGCATATTTCACGGTTGTTTGAGTAAACTTGAGTCGAGTGCCTTTGGTGAAGGTTGTTGTCAGGTCTACCCCAGCGATTGTGAAGGTTGATGCGGTTGCAAAAACCCAAGTGTTGCTCGATGCTGTCCAGCCGTCAGTTGAGCCAGATGCGCTAACATACGCCTCAGTAGCCAGAATTGACTCAACACCTGCTGAGGTGAGTGAATAAAACTTTCCACCCGTCTTAGGATAGATCTTATTTCTACCTGCACTAGGATTAGCTGGAGTAGCGATTTGAGCGACATCTAGTCCAACAGTATCAACCATGTCAGAGAACCGACCAAAGAGCGTTTCATATTGATTAAAAAATTCTTCATTATTCAGACAGTTCACCGTACTGTTTTCAGCTAAGTTGCCAACATAACCCCGAAGTCGAACAACTCCTGTTAAGGCGTAATCGGCAGCGGTAGATCCAGATTTACCCGTCACAGAGAAGACTGCTTCAAAGGCAGTATTCCACCCAACTACCACAATGGTAGGTACGTTAGTAGGAACCGCAGAAACTAATAAAGAGCCGTCAGCAGGACTAGAGATCCAAGTAGATCTTAGTGCGGTACGAAATTTGTCATTTGCTTTTGCGATTGGAATATTATTCTCCTAGTATGTATAGTATGTGTTATTAACTCTCTTTGTGTCTTTATGCAAGTTCCCTCAATTTCATTGCGAACGTAAGTGGTCTAGTACTTCGTGAGAAGTACAGATAGATGCCGATGACCGAGATTTCGTCTTCAATGCCGTCGTTTTGAATGTTGATCTTGACCCAGAACAAATCCTTTTGTCGTAGGTTAATGTAACGCAAGTTAATTGACGATCCCGCACTATCAGTAGTCATCATGCCAAGTTCCTGATTCCCCCACTCATCATTTCCAAATCCAGACAAGACAGCCCCTTGAGCGATTCTCAACCGAGGGTCAGTACTGATGCCGTCTTGATCTGCCTTAATAACACCTACGGTTGTGGAGTTGCCCGTTAAAGTTCCAAAAACTAAGGTAACTCGGTCATACTTCTTGAACTGATCGGGCAATTTCATATCATATTGTTTGGTTGAGAGAGAAAGCGTAACCTTCGTCCCAGAAGCAGAAGACGTGGCGTAGTCGGTCTTCCCCTCAAACATCTGTAATACGTCGGCAGTGCTACTTGATCCGTAGAACAGCTGTTCTTCTTTAGTCGAGGGATGAATGTTTTTAGCAAATACTCGAGGGTATAGACCAGTCCACAGCGACCAGGCATTGTAGCGTTCATCAAAGGCGAGGACGGCGTTATTCCCACTCCCCTGTACGTCGGTTGAAATACCAAAGAGAGAAAGTGATTTGTAGAAAACACCACAAACTCGATCTAAGTTCGCTGGAGTTACCCGTTGGACAATAGAGTCAGCTCGAAGCGACAACACAGAATATCGCAAAATCGTTCCATATTGAGCCTCGTTGCCAATAGTGGCAGCTCCATCACGACTCCAAAACCGCAGGTTGTTGCCAGCGACGTGAGGAGATAGTGGGGAAATTGAACCTACAGAAATGTTTACATCTTGAATCCGACCCTCACCCTCGAAATCTCCAGCAGCAGTAATGAACTGGAACTTACCAAAGACGTTGTCCTTGAACACAAACAACGCATCTTCGTTAGAAGCGACGTGGGTTTTAATAGCGTTGATAGTGGTTCCATCTCCTTGGCGATAGGGGAAAAATCCCGCTCCATCAGGGAGTGCGAAGCTCCCAAACTTATCTAAAGCTCCACCCCAAACTAATGTATCCTTGCCGAGTTCGACGGTTACGCCTACCAGTGATCCTCGATATGTATCTAGTAAGTAAAAATGATAACCCTTTGTCGTATTCGCATCAGGTACGCCATAAAACGTATCAGTTCCGACCACACCATTATCAACGTAAGTAGTAGCGGTTGGCTCAACGTCAGCGAGGAAGAAAGCCTCACCTTGACGGTTTGATCGGAAGATGCCAACCCGAGTAACACCTGTGGGCGCAGTTGGGAGTGTAATGGTTAAATACGTCGTAGTATTTAGTGTTTGAGGCATTGAGCCAATCCACCCAGTCAATGATGGTTGAACAGCGGAGTCGGGAGGTGGGGAGGCTAGAGTTCCACCAGCTTCGGTATACCAGACGTATTGGTAGTACCACTTTGTACTGCCTGTCCCCGCACCTGTTTTAGCAATTGTGGGGTAGGCTGTAGGATTAGCAATCTCAGTGTAGATGTGCCAGCCATTAGTATCCAACCAAATTAAATCATTGACTGCGTTCGCAAAGTACAGCCGAGAGTGAATCTGCACAATCCACGTGATTGTAGTCGTATTAAAAGTGGGTGTTCCTGTAGTAAAAGTAGGGTTAGATCCTACATACCCACTTGGGGCAGTGGCGGTCAGAGTATCCCACTGGCTAGTAGTAAAGTTGTAGTATTCTGGCTTTCCAGCAGTAGAGACACGAATGAAGCGTGATGCTCCAGCAACGTTATATGTTGCGACAAGTTGAGTAATTTGAGTTCCACCCACTGCCGCCTGACCAATAATCTTAGATCCTTGTCGTTTAGCAATACTTCCATACTGGGAATAGATACCGTTAATCAGCTCTGAGAGTTCGGTGTCCTTGAGCGTGGAAGGATGAGCCAGTGTGTTTAAGCCATCAGGAAAACCTTGACTACCAGATCTCTGGATGCTTGCGTTTTCACGACGGTTCTTTCGGGTAAAAATAATGCTCCTTTATCCCTGAGTATTACGGTTAAGCCGACTTGTGTAATAATTTTTTGCTCGCACTAAGTAATCAACTCGGGGGGTCTGCCGCGAGTGAGTGAGTATCTCGTTTTTACTCGGCAGCACCTCAATAGAGAGATATTCGCCAAACAGATTTTCAGCATCTTCTTCAGCTTTATCTTGCGACCCCTCAGCACCAGTGGTGCGGAAGTATTCACCAAGAGCCGCATAAGCAAGCATATCTCCTGGTAGGAGTAAAATATCGGTAGTTAAAACAGGCTTGGGTGGGTTGGCGAAGTACCAAATAATAGCTGTGGTAGCTATAGTAGGAGCTGTTAAAAAGCGCATCTGCCATTTCCCAAAGTTGAGATTGGCGGGATCATTGTTCATTTCCACGAAGATGTTTTGTTCATCAGTATTAGGGTTCTCCATCCAATCGACTTTATTAACGATCACCATGAATAGTGCATTTGGTCGGTTAAAACGATCTGGCAAAACGTGAGTTAGTGAGTCAGCAGTAAGGGTGATGCTCTCTCTACTCAAACAGCGTCGCCAAAAAGCACGTCTAGCATATCCCTCCTGCTTGTTGATGATCCAGTTTTTCCAATCAGTATATTCTTGGTCATCAGTGCTAGGAATAGAGCCTCCAGCAAAGGGAGCCATCGCACTTAACGCTTCTCCAAGTGTTCTAATGTTTGAGGAAATTGAGAGTGATGCCATATTCTCTATAGTAGCTTGAAGTTAGTATGTTTGTGTCTAGACACAAAAAGGGAGCCGAAGCTCCCTGATCTGTAGTTCTTGATACGAATTAGTTATCCGTATAAGGAAACTGAGTCAATGGAGATGTGTACGCCACAATCGCACTGATTGGTAAGTCTCCGTATTCTTGACCGTTTTCAAAAGTGAGAACCTCACGGTTGCCATCTTGTTCACGACCTAATACGAATGAGGTTGTTCCAACTGATGTGCCCATAAATACCTTTCTGTAGTGAGGGGGAGCTTAGGACTCCCCCTCCCTATTTTTTAATTAAAGTCCTAAGTTGTATAAGTACACAGCTGCTTCTGGAATATCCAGTTTAGAAGTGTACTCACCAAGTACCTGCCATCGGTACGAGTCGCCCATTTTGGCGAGTGGGGTTGTGAACCATCCACGACCCTTCATAGCTTTGTAGCCGAATTGTGATTCGTCTACGATGACGACCAAGTCATCCATTAAGCCAGCCATGCCCTGCAACTGCACAACGTCAATTTCACCAAAGGTGTGGGAGTTGTATTTCTTTACAACACCGTAGCCTCGAGATGATTCACTGATGGTTGTACGAGTCTGGTCATCTTGGATGTACTTGAACTTAGCCATGAATTTTTGACCAACCAGCATAACTGGTTTCTCAAATGCTTTTTCAGCAATCACAGCGAAGGCTGCATCCAATTTGTCCTGAACAGGAC